CAGGTCGGGCTCGATGCCGATCTGGTTGCCGTCCGGTCCGGCGGCGTCGCGGAAGAGCTTGACGGCCGTGTTGAGGCCGGCCTCGGCCAGCGCCGTAGCTGCACCGGTCTGGTAGTTTCCACGCGCGGCAGTCCAGAAGGTCCCGGCGTTGGCGGCGGCCAGCCAGACCGTCCAGAACCGCTTGTTGAGCGCGACGGACGCGCCGATACCGAACCGGTTGCGAAGGTCGTTGAACGCGCCGAGGTCATCGTTGATGATGTCCTGGCGGGTCAAGCTGAGCATCTTCGCGTAGGTCTTTGCCTGCTTGGTGTAGGACTCCTGACCGGCCGTGCCGTGCGGGATGAGCCCGGCGGGTCCGACCTCTTCGTATTCGAGGTCCGTGGTCAGCCGGTACGAGGTCACCGTTTTGAAGTCGGACACGGGTGTCACGGCGGCGACTCGTCGCCACGTCTGCGGCACGGCGTTGAACCCCTCCAGCAGGATCTTGCTGCCCGTCTGGGTCAGCAGCGTGGTGATCGTGTGGGTGCTGAATGCGGCCGTGAGCACCTCGCGAAGGTTGCCGTCGTTGACGGCCATGCGGCCGGAGTAGCCGTTTTGTCCCGCGCAGATCAGCAACAGCTCTTGCAGGCCCAGGGCCTTCATTTCCTCGCTTGCCTCCAGGACTTCCGGGGTGAACTGCTTCTCCAGCTCCCGGACGCCGGCCGATCGGCAGAAGGCCGCCTCCAGGGCCGGCATACCGACGTCCCGGCTGCTGGAATGGACCGCCGGACCCTTCGGGCGCTCGGCAACCATCAGGTCGGCCTGAAACATGGCGGCGGCCTTGATGTATTCCGCCTCCAGCCGCGGCGGGGCCCATTGCTCCTTCAGGGCCACGCCCTTGGCCTCGATCGCCGCCTTGCGGGCCACCGCGCAAAGCTTGGCGTGGTCCGCGGTCGGCACCTTGTCGCGGTACTCTTCCGCGGCGGCCTCAATGACGGCGATGTGGCTCTCGTGGGCCAGGATCACGCCGTCGAGGTCGAACTTGGGCGGATCGATAGGCGTCGGCGTGCCGCTCGCCTCGATCTTTCCCGACTTCTTCTGGGCCGCCTCGACCGCACCCGTGGCTTCCGCGTCGTACTTCGCGCGGAGTAGCAGCGTCTGGTCGTCGCGCAGTTCGGACGGGTCGAGCCCCATTGCCTTGAGCCATTCGTCAAACTTCATGGCAGTTGCCTCCTGGTTAGGTTTTGCGGTCGATGCCGCGATTTTTGCAGTTGTCTTGTTGTCCGCGCCCACGGCCACAAACGACACCTCCCCGAGGATGCCCTTGCGGACGACGTAGAACGGCCCGGTTACGGTCTTGCCGTTGACCTTTGTTTTGATGTTCTTCCCAATGAACTCCAGCGCGTCCGGCCGCACTCCCACCGACGCCTTCCACGGAAACCCGTTGGCCGCGGCTGCCAGGACTTCGGCGGCGTCGGGACCGGCCCCGGAAATTAGCCCGGACAGCTTGATGGACTTGCCGTCGTTCTCGACCTGGTCCGCGTGGCCGACGACGCGGGACAGCGCGTGATCGCGCAGGATCGGCACCGGCGCCTTTGCCGTGATACCGGCCAGGTCGATGACGGTCGGATCGCCGAAGGTGCTGATCTTCATGGGCCCGCCGTTGTAGGCCGTCATGGAAAACCGCTTTGGCTTGTCGCCGGATTCGGCTGCCTGGATCCACTCGACCCCAAACGCATCGCACTGAATCAGTTCGCCGGCCGATCCGTCGGCGAGGATTCGCCTGGCTCGCGCGATCAAACGCCGTTTGCCTTGCTTTGTCATTGGGCTGGGCTTCCGTTACGGTTCCTGCTGGCGGCGGCCGGCAGACGGTTGCGGGCGCCGCCGGGCGGGGTTGGTTCGTCGTCGTCGTCATCGCTGGCGGCGGTTTCAACCGGCGTTGCCAGGGAGGCATCGAACAGCCGGCGGCGGTACGTGGTCACGTCAAGCCCGAGGTCCGCAGCGGCGGCGGCGTCCTCGTCGTCGACGTCGAGCCCGTCCTCCGCGAGCAAGCGGCGGCGGTGCTGGGCGCCGGTCGAGAGGTCGACCTTGCGGGCGCCGGCCGTCTTGGCCTCATCGATCACGGGCTTGCGCGCCCAGTCCCACCCGTGGCTTGGGGCCGGGGATTCGGGGACCGACCAGCCGTAACGATGCACCGCCTCGGCAAACCACACGTCGAACAGGGGCTCCAGCACGTCGTCTTCGATTTCGGATTGCTCAACGTCGACCGCGACGAAATAGGTGAGATGATCCAACTTGCCGCCGCTGAAGCTGTACCCGCTGGAGTCGGCCGCCGCGATGTTGTAGGGCATGTTCAGCGGCCGGGCCTGCTCGCAGGACTGCGCCCGGGTGAATTCCCCGTAGGTCGCCGATGGCTGCTCTGCCTTCGGCTGGAACCCGTCCCAGCCGTGTGGCAGCGCGACCATCATGGATTTCTCAATCGGCAGCGTGGTCAGGGGCGTGACCTGGTCGACGGCGGTGTTGGGCGAGTTTTGCGTCTTGATAAATAGGCTGAAGTTGGCAATGTTTTCCGCCGCGGCAACGGTGGCCTCGCGATATCGGCGGCCCTGCGCGAACAGGTTCAACGAGGGATGCAGTTCGCCAACGCCCCGGTGCTGGCCGGGCCGGTCCTCCCGGTACAAGTGCAGGACAAACCGGGCTAGAATGCGCTCGACTTCCGCCCGCAGAACGGGCCACGAACTGCCCGGATGCTGCTTGAGAATGTCGTAAAATGTCGGATTGCCGAACTCATCAAACTCGATCCCGTCGATCTTGTTCGGCTCGTTGGCACCGAGGTACGGCGTGCTGCACTGCTCGCATTCGATCAAGCGAGGAAACAACTTGACGGGGTGGCGCATCCCCGGATTTTGCGCGAGGATCGTGATGGCTTCGCCGTCCGACACCTTCGCCTTGACCATCGTGCGAAGTTTTTTGGCGAGCCGGACTTCCCGACACCAGCCCTTCCAAGCCGACTCGACCATCCGGTTGAAGCCATCGTTGCCGGTTTCCATGCGGAGTTTCGGGCCACGGCCGATCAGGTAGTTGGCTTGGGTGAGCTGGATGCCTTTGCCTTGCCCGTTGTTGGACAGCTCGGAGCGCGAGCGTCGGGAAATCCTGCTCCGCACCGTCTTGGAATTCGCCGCGTCCGCGTCCAGGGCATCGGCCGCAAGCCAGTGGTTGACGTTCTGTCCAGTGAGACTTGCAGCGTCGTAGCTGGCCTGGATCGGCCGGTGCCGCGGATCCGGCGCGAGGGGAGTGCGTTGGGGCGAAGCGGAAAATGCGCGGCGCAGTGCGGCGATCATGCCCATCAGCCGGCCCCCGGGGGAACCAGCTTGACGAACTGAAGGCCGAGATGGTTTTTGGCCGCCGCGTCGCCGCCGCTCAGGTAGCGGTCGGCGGCGATCTGGTCGGCGATCCGCTGGGCCGTCACGCTGTTGCCGTCGACCGTCACGGCGGCCGGGCTTACGGCGTTCGTGCCGATCGAACTCTGAATGGCTTCTGACATGGAACGTGCTCCGGTTCGGGGCGAGCGCAAAGAAAAAGGCCAAGCGAGGATGCGGCCCCGCATGGCCTTTTGGTTTGCGCTGGTTTCACGTCCGGGAGCTACCCGGACGCGTCGCCCCTGTTCAAGTTGTCTATCGGAAGATTACACCTGCCCCCGAACGGTGGTCAATGGGAGGTTTGGGTAAGCGGCGCAGAATTGCTACAGTATGGTAAATCCCGACGCTGCCGTGGCGTATTTTTGGCCGTCCTTATCCATCATAGACTTCGCTTGAATTCGCGGCATGGCCGCACAGCGAACACTTCCGCTGTCTCCGAATCGTTCCATCAGCCAAATGCCAGATGTTGGTGACCAGAAATAACCTCTTGCCGCAATTCGGACAAACCCGAACCTTGCCGCCGGGCTGGTTGCCGGCGGCCTTCGCAATTTCGGCCAGCGATTTCCGCTCCTGGAATGGGTCTGAATCGGCCATCAGCCGGCCCCCCGTGCCATGCTTGCCATTTCGGCCAGAGACACCCGCTTGACCGGCGGCGGCCCCTCCAGGCCGACAGGGGCCACACCCAGCATCGATCCGCCCACGGCCGAACCCACCAGGCAGTCCCAGTCGTGGTTGTCCGGCCGTCCGGGCTTCCACTCCCAGATGGTCCGCTCCCGGCTGGATTCCTTGTGAATGACCGTCTTCGGCTCTTCCGAGACGCAGTGATCGGAAAACAGGCTATGTTCCCGGGGGTCTCGGCCAAACAACTCCCAGCCGCCGGGCGTCCCGGGCGGCATGGCAAGCCGCGTCGCCGCAAAGGTCTTCCACCAGTTCGTGTCGATCGACAGAACGCGGTCGCCGCCGGGCTGCGTGGCCAGCCGCCAATTGAGCCCGATCACGGCCCCGGCCTCCGGCCGATACTCGGAGAACGTCTTGCGGGTCGGACCAAACCCAATGCCCATGGCCGGCAGCACGATCGACCCGCCCTGCGGATGGCGCCGGCAGAACGTCTTGACCAGCTCGGTTTTTTGCCCCCACTTGGCATCGATCAGCAGCCGGCCGATCCGCATGGCTGCGCCGTCTTCCCGCTTGTACGTCGTGGTCAGCAGCCGGGACGTCAACGCATCCAGACCGGCCAGAATCCAGGCGTCTTCCGTCGTGCCGGGATGGACTTGGGCCATCGTGATAGGCGCCGATGCCTGGGCGAAATAGGCGGTCGGCTGTTTGGGGTACGTACCATAGTCGATCGGCCCGCCGCCGAAGTCCGGCGCCCAGGCCGAGGTGACGAAATACAGCAGCCGTTCGTGGACGTCGATGTAGGCGGCGACGTGCGCCGCTGCCTTGGGAACGACGCCGCGGTCGAGGCCCGTGGTCTTGGCGGCGATCTGGTCCGCGGCGAGCCGCAGGGGTCGGTGCTCGCCCGGTTCCATCGGCTCCTGTTGATACTCACTGGCGAAGACCTCCACGCCGTCGTCGATCAGGATGTTGTAGGCGTGCTGAATCGCGGAAAGCTCATTGTCCCGGCGACAGTGTTTCCAGGACACCCGGCAACCGGCGTCCATGGCCCTTCGGTTCTTGCGGTAGAATGCCGTGGCGGCCTTTTGGGCGCGTTGCTGATCGCCGGTAGTGGAGCGGTCGAAGCTCTGCCGCCTTTCGGCGTAGTCTTTCAGCCACAGGGTATCGTGGGCGTCGGCCCATTGATGCACCATCGGGACTCTCTGGCCGTCCCACGCCGGGTCCGACAGCAGCGTTTCGATCATGTCGTGGCGGGCAATGATCGTCGCGTTAATGATGACGGCCAGGGCCCTGCGGTGGCCGGCGGTCTGACAGATTCCCTTGCGGAGAGTCGCGAGGTTCTTTCGGACTTGCAGTTGGGTGGCGGCGCTTTCGTCGTCCTGCGGATCGTCGACGATAACCAGGTCGGGGCGGGCCTGGTGGCCGTCGCGCCGCTTGAACTTCACCCCGCGGCTTTTGGCGTAGGGCCGGGCCACAATGATGGCACCGCTGGCGGCGGATCCTTTGATGGTCGGTAGCACGATCGTATCGGCACGCCAGACGATGTGCGTGTGTCGCCCCTGGCAGGTTTGGTGGGGGGCCCGCTGTGGCTTGTTGTCGAGGGCACGGATGCACTTGGCCACCTCCGGAAAGTCGACCGCAAGTAGCTCGTTTTCGGACAGTTCGACCTTGATGCTGTCAATACTATTTGCCGATGCCGGCTTATTGATCGCCACCACGAGGACGAATCGAGCCAGCCCGAAGAGCGTGGCCCAGATAGCGGCGTTCTCGCTGATCGTGGTCTTCGCAAAGCCACGATAGACGGCGTTGACCCGTCGGCCGCCGCTGCGGATGCAGCGCTCCAGCTCGGGGATCATGCGCTTGTGGTCGGGACCAAAGGGTTTCAGGCCGGTCGAGTGGGGAAAGTAGCTCCTGAGAAACGTCAGAAGGCTCTTGCCGGCCGCCCTGCGCCGCCGCTTATTCTCAGGGTCGCCGGGCGCCTCAACGTCGGCCAGCTCGGCGTATTGCCGCCGCGATCGGCTGGCGACCAGAGCTGAATGAGCGGCGGCCTTTCCGGCAAAGCGGCTCGCCGGTGGCTCTTTAACCGACGCGGTTGACGCACCGAACATCCCCATGGCTACGCCCCGCGATCGGCAAGCTGCGAGAGTTGTTTGACGGCCCGTAGGGCGCCTGAAAAGTCCCCGATTCCGACCATCTGCCGGTACATTTCTCTCGTCGCCTCGAAGCACCAGGCAAAGACGGTTTCCGCGTCGACGGTGCCCGCTTCGCGTAGCTTTGCGATGGCGGCGACGATTAAGGGCTTGGCATCGGTATCGGGCCACGCCTGCTCGCAGGCTTCGCGGATGTCGTGTTCGTTGGATCCTCCGACAATCCACTTGAACACCTGGTTGACCGCGGCCGGGTCACAGGTCGCTATCCCAGTGTTTGACGATCTCATAGGGCCGGGCATCGGCTTGCCCCTTAGTCTGCTGGGCGAACACCTCATCAAGAAGCGCGTTTAGGAACGCCGCTAGCTCTGGATCATGGGCAAGTTGGAAATCCTCATAGCGCGGATTCATGTTTAGATTCATGGATGATCGGAGGACTGCTCGCCACGTTGCGTTTTGGAAGAGACAAAACTTGGCGTGATTCAGTGCAACGCGGATGTTCTCCTGACCAAAGTTCTCTCGCAGTTGGGCCGTGATCGCCGGTTCGCGGCGGGCCATACTGAAGTCAATCAACCATCGCGTGCCGGTGATGTCGCCTCGTTGGGCCATGGCGGAAAGGGATTGAATCTCGAAACTTGCCGCGGTCCAAGTCGAAATCGACAAGTGCGCAGGCCCGGTGATCGGCAGGATTACCCCGATCAAGTCGAGTAGCGAAAATTGGCCCTTTGTAAATCCGAATATCTCGGTTTCGAGGTCAAGGCCAGCGATGGCTTGCGCGGCGTGCTCTCCGCTCCGGAGGTTTCGTAGTTGGCGGCGGGCGGTGTTCAATCGGCGGCGATGGACCGCGCTGGCGCTTAGTTTGTCGAGCTGTACCTCTCCGGTGGCCTGGTCGAAGAGGGGGTTTGTATCCAACTTCAGCACGGGCGAGCCCACGAGAAATAAAGGGAGTTACCGTTGGAAAT